TTCAGAAGGAGTTTCTAGTTTTTGCATAATTTCAGTTTCTAAATCTTTAGGAGTTATTTGTGGATTTTGAGCAATAATAGATTTACCTATCCTATCTACTAATTCTCTTTGACCTGTTCTATCTCCAATAACATCAATTAAATCATACATTTTAATAGCATCTATAGCTCCAACCTTTTCATCTAAAATAGGATCTCCCCTTTTAGCAGTTATATATTGTCCAATACCTGTTGCTGGAATTTTTTCACTAATTTTTGCTAAAAGTCTAGAAGGTTGCATTAACTGTGTTACATTTCCTAAAGTATTCATAAGACCTTGAACTCTAGGTCTGTCTGCAAACATACCACCTGGTTCAAACTTAGCTAAACCACCATCTGCATAATTCAAAGGAGACATGCCACCTTGTGGGTTATTTGCACTATTTGCTACCATATCCACTAGTGGTTGTGAAGAAGCCATAATACCTGATGGTTGACTTACAGCCATAGGGTTAGTGTTTTTAGTAAGACCTCCACCTTGGAAATATTTTCTATTTGCTACTACTGAACGTACTGGTTTTCTCATTCTGCACTCGATTTAAATATAGAATCAAACGGATTACCAAAAGTTTTTAAGGCACCAAGGGCCACGGTTCCTGCACCAATAGCCTGTGATAATGGACTAGGTGACGGAGCAACAGTTGATCCTAAAGTAGAAGAAGCAGAACCTATTTGAGGTTTAAAGATATCACTTGTAAAACCAATTCTTTGATATGGTTCATAAGCCTGTTGTAACTCAGACTGTCTAGCTGCATCTAATTCCATTTGTGCTTGTTGTTGATTTAAATTACCAAGGCCAGATAACAACTGTGTTTGTTGTTGTGTTAATGTTTGACCTGTGCCTGCTAATGATTTTTGTGCTTCACCAAATGCACCAATACCTTGACCAAGTCTTTGTGCTTCTTGACCTGTAGTCTGTCCAATACCTGTTAACAATTGGCTAACATTTTGTTGTCTTGCTTGTTGGTTCTGAAATGCATTTTGTGCTTGTTGAAAGTTCTTAGACATATCTTCATAAATACGTCTGCTTTGCATATCAGTTAAGTTTCTTTGTAACTCTGCTAACTGCAATTGTCCTCTATCTCCACCAAGAGCACCTATACCTGATTGTTGAGCAAGTAGTTTATTTCTTTCTATATCCGCTTGTCTAGCTAATTCAGCGGTAGCATTTTGTGTAACAAGATTTTGATACGGGTCCATTAAGGGTTGTATATTTTCTTGTGTTGGTAATTGATCTGCTCCTCTTGCAGTAGCTGCTGCTTCTTGTAATAATCCTGGAACACCTGTTGCTTGAGATTTTAATGTTGCTAATCCTTCATTAATTGTTCCTGCGCCTTGATTAAAATAAGGCATAAAAGAACCAATACCTGAACCAGTTTGTATAGCTTGGGCAGTTAAAGGATCTTGACCTGCTACTTGTATATCGGGAACATCGATTGCTGTTTCCCCTCTAGCCATTGCTTGGTCTAATAATTTTCTTTGATAATCCTCAAGAAAGGGGGCTTGTCTTACTATACTCTCTGATTTAGTTACTTCAGCCATACGCAGGGCCTCCTTCAAATCTTGTCATTAAATCATACATTCTTGCTGCTCCTAAATCTCTGTTTCCACCACCTGCGTTTCGTACTGCTTGAGCAGTCATAACAAATTCACCATCAGATAGTTTAGCGTTTATATCATCAGAGGTGCCTGTTCCTGGTCCAATAACTTCTCCACCACCTGCAAATTTAGATAAATAATTTTTAGCTTCATCTAAAGATATACCTGATATATTAGCTAAATCTTGAGGTCTATCTTGATAAGGAGAAAAGATACCTGCTTGTCTTCTTAAAGATAACGCTTCTGGACTGCTTTTATCACTCATTCCTAAATATTTATCGTATGCTGTTCTTTGAGGATCACTTAGTTTTCCTAAATCTTCTTCAGGTAGTTCTTCGTCAGGTGTTAACAAATACACACCTGCGGCAGTTAAACCTGCTATTCCTAAATTACTTGTCGCTACATCTTTAGCAACTTTTCCTATGCCACTTGAGAAAATACCACTTTCGGCTCCTCCTGTTGATCCTGCTGGTCCAACATTAGTTAAACTAGGATCTCCTGTATAACCAATATTATCTAATACTTTTTGATTTGCGTTTGCTTGCGCTATGTCTGCCGAACTTCCTGGAGCTTGTTGTACCGTACTTCCTGTACCTGTTTCAGTATAATTACCTTGAGCTCTAGGGTCAGGTTTACCTCCATATGATTGGTTTGCGGTGTTAACTCCATAATTAGCAGAGGAACCTTGATAAGCAGGAAACAATGCAGAGCCAATACTTGCAAATTTATTTTTACCTAGCTCTTTTGCGCTTTCTCTAAATAGCAAGTTTGCACCTCTTGGGCCAAAAATACCTTGCGCTAATGGGTTTGATGGTCCACCACTAAATAAATTACCTGCTGCTTCAATAGGTTGTAATGCACCGCTTTTTAAACCTTCTAAAAATGATTTACCGTACCCCATTGATGAGCCTTGTGAAAAAGCTTTTGATGCTCCCCCTGCTACAGCTTGACCTGCATACGCCATAGCCGCGCTTCTAAAAGCATCGGACATTGAACCACCTTGCATCTTAGTCATTAAGGCAGAAGCTATCGGACCACCTATGCCCGGAGCAATCATATTACCAACTATTGGTACAATAACTGGTGCTACTTTTTTAAATACTTTTTTAATAGATCTAAATGCTTTTTTAAAGAAAAATTCTGGTTGTCCTGTAATAGGATTTATAGAGTTTAACCCATTACCAACAACATATCTATCTGGGTCTTTAATACCCATCATTTTCATTTGACTAAATAATTGACTTTTTAATTCTGGATTAGCTTCAAGTATTTCTGCTGGTATAACAGTTTCACCTTCAGCGGCGTGTACCATGTAAGTATCTCCATATCTTCCTAAGGTTGCTAAACCAGAAGCAAGAGACTCTACGGTAGGTTCTCCTGAATACTTAGCTACTTGTTGATCCATTATGATACCTCCAAAATACTTACAAATGTGTTAATAACATCTGCTGTTGCACAATTTAATATGAGCGTATCACTTTCTTCCAAAACAAACGGAGCAGTGAGGGACGTTTCTCCAGCGGCAGACATCGTAGTTTTATCTATGATGGCTGTTGTAGATGCAGAGCTATCTCTTATACTTACAATAACATCTACATTACCACTATGATTATTATACAAATTTACATTTTTTACAATAGCTTGTGTTGCTGTAGGACACGTATATATTGTGGTATCTGATGTACTACTAGGTATTATTGCTACATTTTTAAAAGAATTTGCCATATCTAACTCATAAACCAGGTTATTGCTCTAGATCCATCTAAACTTTCTATTTCTTGTGGAAAGTCTTTTTTACTTAAAGCCATTTCAATATCTCTTAATATTCTTTGAAAAGTTATTGCATCATAATCGTCTGGAGCGTCTGCAAAACTTTGTTCTAATAATCTAGCCATTACCTTCTACCATCCTTTCTAATATCTAATCGTAAATCACCTAATGTCCAAGCAACATCTGCTGTATTACTCTCTATTCTAACTACCGCTTGTCTTGAACGTGCTCTTAAAAAAGATTGGTCTGTACTAGGTGTAACTGTATTAGTAGAGTTTGTCGTTAAATCTTGACCTGGAAAATTTCTTGTTTTAAAAATATATTGAATAGAAGAAGTAGCACTGTTTAAAGAAACATCAGGTATTAAACGATTAACAAACATAAATTCATTACCATCTCCTAAATCAAAATCAGAAGACTCTATAAAACTATCCATAGGAGAACCATCATCATTATTACCTGTTTCATGTACATAAATAAACTGTGTATTGTTTACAGTACTAGACCCTCTTGGGTTATCGTAAATGCCTCTATCTACCCAAGCAGTTCTTGAAATATTACCTATATCCCAAGTTCCTTCTGTATAATTATATTTTACATATCTATCTATTTCTGTTGATTCGCTAGATACATAAAACCAAAAAACTTCATCAAACATTTTATTTGATGCGGCAAAAAATTTAAAGTTTTGACTAAGGTTTAAATCATCAAAAACATATCGTAAAACCGTACACGGAATAACTTGTAGCTTTCCTGTATATACATAGAAGTTTTCTCTATCCATCCAAAAAATTCTATCTCCAACAGAAGTTACTGCATTAGGGCCTACAATAGAAACGTTACTAGCTAATAGCGTAAAACTAAATGTAAATGGTGGGCCTACAAAACGCATAGAATGCAAATTGGTATCTGTAAAAATTAATATTTCTGACCTGCCTTTTTCAGCAGTAATAATTTCTGATCCTGATGATATTCTTTGTCCACCTGCGGTATTCGTTGCAGTAGGTGTCCAGTCTACAGGGTTTTCTTGATCAGACCATCGTACTTGTAATAAATCTTGTTCTGTTTCTCCTTTTGGATTACATGCAAAAGCTATAACATGTCTATCAGATCCTGATATCATTACTTGTCTGGTAATAGTAGGACAGTCAGAAGCACCTGATTGTGCTGCTAAACTAGAAGCTCTAGAAGAAGTACCTAATGTTTTGTCCCAATAATAAGGAGTTCCGTCAAACACATTAAATATTAAATCTTCTCCCCAATTATCTTGTTCCCATAAACGAATATTTTGTCCTGTAGACGCAGTAGTTAGAGCTCCTTCTCCCCAACTAACAAAACTGTTTGCTTCTTTTACAGAATCTCCACTGCTATGTGCTACAGCAGTTGTACCTCTAACTCCTCTTACTACACCTGCATCAATAGTATTTGTAGATTTTCCTGTATATAATATTAACTCATCGTTTATTAATATTAAACCTACAAAAGTAACAGAATCTCCACTGGTATGTGCTGCAATAGTAGACCCATCAGAAGCTCTTGTTAAACTTCCTAAAACATTTCCTGTTTTTGTGCCGTATCTAATATATTCACTATTTATTTTTACTGTTCCTATGTCTGGTAAAGAAGAAGCATCAACTACAGTTATACTTGTACTATATACATCTAATGCTCCGTTTGTGGTTGTAGAGGCAGTTTCAAAATTAGTTGCACTAGTTAAAGGTATAGAAGTAACAGAGTTGTTTATACCTGAAGATAAAGTAGTAGCAGAATAACTTGATATAACTCCACTCCAAAAACCTGCTCCCCAACCTGTTCCAGAAACAACAGTTCCCAGACCTGTATTAATTTGATATTGAGCTAAAACAGCAGATCCTCCACCTGCGGTAGAACCAGAAGATGCACTTCCTGTTGTAGTTATTACATAAGAATTTGAATCTATAATTTGTATTATTTGATGTTCTATATTAATTTGTGCGGCGGTAATTCCATCAACAGCAGTTGCTCCACTGTAAGTAACATAATCATTTACAACGGCACCATGACTTAAATGAGTAACAGTTAAATTACTTGTTCCCGTATCACCAGTATAAAAAGGATTAGCTCCTAAAGTAACAGTAGATCGAATAGGAGTAATATCGTTATAACCTCCACCTTGTTCTATATAAAACTTAGCTTCAGTTCCTACACCCATAAATTTTGAGCCATCTAAAGCTGCCCAAGTATGTAATGATCTAGCAATTCCATCATAAGTATTACTACTTAATCTAGACCAACCTCCTAATTTTTCAGGACGTCCTTTTCTAAATCGTATTAAATTGGAATCAAACCATCCAAATTCATTAGCATATGATGTTGTTTCTTTATTTACCCCAGGTTTAAAAGGTATTTTTTTTAACGGCACTTTTATCCCCTTTTTTTTGGTCTACCCTTTTTTTTAGGCTTACATTCACATAGTTTACCAAACAATCTTGCTTTAATTTTTTGATAAATTTTTTTTATTTTATTTTTCATGTACTTTTTGCATCAAATAATACTTTTCCATAAAATAATATCCATGTTTGGGTATCTTCTTTCCATACATAACTTTTTCCGTCATCTGGATATGCAACTGGTGCTTCCCATTGACAAGTATCTTCATTCAATGTCCAGCTATTAAAAGGTTTTGGAGGTATGAAAGCATCTTTACTAGAATCATATGTAAAACCTTCACCAGCAAAGTTTTTTCTAAAAGGTGTTCCACCTAATAAATGTACTCCTTGATGTGTGTTGTAAGATGTTTGTTTAAAAGTATTTGTAACCTTAAATAAATTTTTACAAAATATTTCACCTTCTGCTTCAGTAGGTGCATCACTATCT